TGATTCACCATTATGATAAGCACTTTCATAGTTGATATTGGGGCTATTCAGTGGAGTATCGTTACCATAGACAAACTTTTGAGTTAAATCGCTTAAGGCTTTCTTGCCTTCCCTGGTAGAAAATAGCTTTCGATAGTTTTGTGCTAACTCAACCTGAAGCTGCTTCTGCGCGTCCGCTGCTTGCGTTGCTTTCTTGATAGTGTCAGGTGAGTTAATCTTATCTATATCATCAAAGTTCATTGAACGAGACTTTATAGATAAGTTAGGCGTTCAAGATGAATGGTTACATTCTTTAGCTAACCAGTATAACTTCAATCGCTTTGTTTACCTTCACAAGTTCAGAGCATTCAAATGTTACGACAATAATAATCATAAGGAATGGATAAGCATAAACGATTTAGGGTTGATGCACTTGAAAAAGGAATTAACCCCTACCCTATTAAAACACCAAAACCTGCTTAAACCTAAGCAAATAATCAAGCTACCCTGGAGATAATATGACAGAAGAAACAGCATCAGAAGATACCTCAACAGAACAAACGAGCCTTCTGGATGACACAGCCCCCACTTTATCAGACGGGGAATGGTTTCAATCAGATGGAATAAAAGGATTAGGTGATAGGCCGGAATGGTACTTATCAGATAAATATACTTCTGTTAACGAACAAGCGAAAGGGTATAAGGAGCTGCAGCAAAAGTTTGGTTCCTTCACTGGCACACCGAAAGACGGTTATCAATTACCTGAAGGGGTGGAAGATGGTGACGAGTTGGCCAAAGCTTACATAGAATTTGCCACTAAAAGCAATATGAATCAGGAAGGATTTAACGAAGGGTTCGAGCTGTTATCGGCTCAAATGGGAGTCAGTGAAGAGGTAACGGCAGAGTCAGAGATGGCGAAGCTTGGTGATAACGCTCAACACAGAATTAAGACTGTTGAGAACATCCTTAAGAATAACTTCCCTGACAACTATGATGATATTAAAGGTTTAGTTACCACAGCCGAAAGTATCCAAATAGTTGAAATGATGGTCAAAGCATTATCACCTGCAAAACTACCCATTGACGGTGGTGAAAGCCCAACGGGTATCACTTGGGAGGATATAGAGCTGGAAATGTTTAAGAAAGACGAGCATGGCGGGCTATTACGGTCCTCTTCACCCGCTCACGAGGCCAAAATACAACGTATGCAAAAGGAGTACGGTGGCTAAATATTGTCATATTTGGTCAAATACGCTACAATATGGTTAACATTCGGACACCCTTCACTATCAGGCCCGATTAATTAAAATGGTTTTTATGCTGAACCTTTCATTAATCGGGACACCCAGCCAAAAACCTCGAAACATTATTAACTTTTTGAGGTATTCAAAATGAGTAAGAATTTATCAGCCGTGCAATCAAAAGAGTTTGACTCTATGGTTAAGCAGGCATACCAAGGGTTTGGGATGTTGAAGCCAACAACCACCCTTCGAAGTAACGTTGTAGGTGGAACTTACGACTTTAGAAAAATGGGCAAAGGACTAGCCAATCAGAAGAGTACTAGTGATTTAGTTACTCCAATGGATGTTAGTCACGCGTTAATTGTATGCACGTTAAGCAATTGGAATGCTCCTGAGTATACCGATATCTTTGACGCTGCCGAGGTTAATTTTGACGAGAAGCAAGAACTAGCTAATGTAATAGCTGGTGCTTTAGGTCGAAGATTTGACCAGTTAGTTATTGATGCTATGGACGCTTCAACTCCAGACGCTGCTGACATCGTACATGGTTCAGCTAATCTAACAGTTGCTAAACTTATCGATGCTAAAGTTGCATTGAAAGACCAGGGTGTAGGCGATAGTGATTTATTCTTCGCCGCCAATGCTGAAGGTTTAGGTGGATTGTTGAATGATACTAAGGCAACTAGCGAAGATTTCGCAACGGTTAAAGCTTTAGTTAACGGTACTATCAATTCATTCATGGGCTTTACATTCAACTTCATTGAAACTCGAACAGAGGGCGGATTAACAGTTGCTACCAATATTGTTGATTCATGGGCTTATCACCGTGCAGCGGTTGGTGTTGCGGTTGGTATCGATATGAAAACCGATGTTAACTGGATACCTGAAAGAACGGCATGGTTATCGAATGGCATGATGAAAGCTGGTTCAGTGGTTCGTGACACTGGTGGTCTAGTTAAAGTCGAATATGACGAAACAGCGTAAGGGGAAATATTATGGCTTTTACAAGAGCTAGTTTAGCAAGAGTTAGCGGAGCAAATAGTAATGCTGGCGCTATGTGGATGTACTCAACTGCCGATACAGTAGCAACCGTTAACACAGTTGATTACTTCTTAGCAGCAATTGACGAAATCAAGCTTAATGATTGGCTGATGATTCAGTCTTCAACCGGCGGGACTCCAGTACTTACAATTAACTATTGTAATTCAAATACTGGTGCTGTCATTGATGTGACTGATGGTTTAGTAGTCACAGCTACAGACGGCGATTAAATAGGGGGTTCGCCCTCTTTGTAATAACGAAGGAATTAATATGGCATCGAAGATTGATTTAATTAGTAACGCATTAATATTGATTGGAGACCAGCCTATTAACTCCGTTGAAGGGAATAGCCGCGCACAGACTGTCGCGGCTAATCTCTATGATAATATCGTAAAGTTCGAATTAACCAAACATAGATGGGGATTTGCAAGGCGCAAAGCTCAGTTATCATTATTAGTTGATACTCCCATAGATGACGATTGGCGCTCAATCTACCAATTACCAACCGATATGCTTGTATTTATTAAGCTCAATCCAAATGTAGCTTATCAAATATACGGCGACAAATTATATACCAATCTATCCCAGGCTTTATATTGTGATTACATCCGTGATGTATCAGAAAGCGAGTGGCCTATCTATTTCAGTAAGATGATAGAATATGCCTTAGCGAGAGACTTCGCATCATCAATAAGAGATAGTGCGGCTTCAGCGGATAGAATGGCTTTAGAGTATACCAACGCCTCAAGAATGGCTAGATTCACTGATTCACAACAGCATCCAAGCACACCAATTATAGACCGACCTTTTGTATCTGTGAGGTTCTAAAGTGGCCAAAACCAGATTTATTCAGAGTTCTTTTACTTCAGGCGTATTGTCACCCCTGTTAAAAGGCCGTACTGATATTGCTCAGTATTATAAAGGTCTAGAGATTGGTGACGATGTAGTCCTGTTACCCCAAGGCGGCATGAAGAAACGCCCAGGTACAGAGTTTTTACAGAAAGGACTTCAGACTCTAACCCGTAATACAACTACCCCTACAATGGTTAACGGTGGTACTGCGGCTGATATCAATGATGGAAGTGACGCAACCAATACAACCACTACAACAAACATAGGTGTTTTAGACCCTTATGTGGTGGCTGAGTATGATTTGACGACCGCAAAGTATATCGAAGTGATAGACCTGAGAGGAATCTTATTAAGTGTCAGCGGCTCAAGTGTTGAGTTCAGAATTCAATATAGTGATGATGGTGCTGCATGGACAACCACAGCAACAGTTCCACAAATAGGAACGACTTCACAAAACTTTAGATTATTTGTTGGTCAGACCAGAAGATATTGGAGGGTTGCACGAATTGGCTCAACAGACTTGACCACGAATAAAATAACGTTAGATGAGTTTAACTTATGGGAATTATCAGGAACTTTATCAAATGTACGTTTAAAGGATTTCAGCGTAGAAAGCGACAGACATTATCTATTTGCTTTTACTGACACCAATTGCAGGATATTCAGAAAGAGTACAGGCGCTCATGTAGCTGATATTAAAATGCCATACCTAACTACTCAGGTTATGGACATCCGAGACACGCAGTCAGAAAGCGTTATGATAGTTTTTCATGAAGACATAGCATCTCAAAGAATCATTAATCTTGGAACAGATACAGATTGGTTCCTAGATGACGTTCCATTTATCAACGTTCCCCAGTTTGATTATAACGATGCATTATCCCCTACTCCAGTTAATGACGTTCAGGTAATGACGTTTACCGCATTTGTAGCAGGCGATACCTTCCAAATAGATGTGGAGGGAGTCTTAAGTAAAAACATAACCTTTGCCGGTGACGCTAATGCAGACCAAAGAGAATCGACAGCGTTTAATATAGAAAAGAATCTTCAGGACATGCCCACATTTGGCGAGACTGGTGTATCAGTCGCTAGAACAGGCGCGCTTGCTTACACTGTTACAGTATCAGGCGAATCAACAAAAGATTTCGAGTTATACACCGCTTTCGCAACAACTGGAACAGCCAGCAAAACAGTGGCTATTGCTAAATCAGCTAACGGAACAGCAAGAAAGGAAGACGTTTGGTCGTCAAATAGAGGCTTCCCAAAGACAGCATGTTTCTATGAAGGTAGATTGGTTTTAGGTGGAACAAAAAGTAAACCTCAAAGTGTGATGATGAGCAGACCTGGAATAGCATTTGATTTTGAAATAGATGAAGGTGATGACGACGATGCTATCTTTGTAACCATCTCAAGCAGAAAGCTGAATGAAATAGTTGACGTGTTCCCAGGTAGAAACTTACAAATATTTACCACTGGCTCAGAGTTCACAGTTAACGCTAGTCCTGCCACACCTTCGAACATAGCAATTACGCCACAAACTAGCCACGGCTCATTGAATTTAGAAGCTAAAGAGATTGATGGTGCGACTATATTTATCGATAGAAACGGCAAGAGCTTAAAAGAATATACCTTTTCATTCAATGAAGATGCTTATTCAACTAGTGATATTTCAGTGTTAACTCCTGAATTAATTAAAACGCCGGTCGATATTGATATATTAGGTGGTACGGGTTCAGATGATGCGAATTGGGTATTCATAGTTAACAACGATGGCTCAGCGACCGTACTAAATACACTGAGAGCGCAGGATATAAACGGGTTCACATCCTGGACAACTACAGGCTTCATTACTAACTGTGTTGTGGTTGATGATGAGCTATACATGGTGAACAAAAGAACAGTGGGAAGTGTTGAATCATACTTTATTGAAAGATGGTCCTTTAATCACCTAATGGATAACAGTAAAAAGGTAACCACTTCAGCTCCTACAAGCACCGTTACAGGTCTAGAACACTTAGAAGGTGAAACGGTGAGTATTGTTGCTGATGGCTCAGTACTGACTAACAGAGTAGTTTCTAGTGGTGCAATCACAATCACAACAGAAGAAAACTTCCATACTAGTTTTGAAGTGGGTATATTATTCTCGCCTCAATTTAAATTAATGCCAATGGCGACGAATATAGGCAGCGGATTAAACAACCTAAGAATTAAAAAGCTAGTTAGAATGAATATGAGCGTTATTAGTACTACGGGCTTAATGATAGAAGGTATTCCGGTCCCTGTTAGAAACTTAGGCGAAAGCGAGTTAGGCAGTGCGCCCGATGAATTAACGGGAATTATTGAAGATGTTTACAATATCACTGGATGGCAGAGAGAAGAAATGCCTCTAATTACTTTACCCTTCCTTTTTAACTGAGCCTGTCTTAATCTATCGCTCAAACTTTCTACACCTTCACTAATCGATGCTTGCTTTGCGCTTCCTAATGATAAACTTGAAGGAGTTCCTTCGCCTGATATACCGGATGCAGCTTGAGACACAGCATTAGCCGCCAACACTTTATTGAGTTGCTGTCTTCTTTGTAGCTCCTTACCTTCAGCGCTGATTTTCTCTTCTTCAGCTTGCTTTTCGAATTCAATCTCCTGCGCCATGCCTGCTCGTTTTTGTGATTCTGCGGTTACCGCTGCCGATATAGCTATTATAGCTACTTGCACAATTACATAACTCATTCTAATAAACCCCCGCTATTTGATAAAAGATGCAAGTCCTCTTCATCAATTATTGCGCTTTCTATCTTCTTTATATCTGTTTCAGTTGTTGCGTGAAAAGTCGTTAACACTGTTTCGGTAAATGCAAAAATGGCACGCTTCGCACCTACCAAGCTAATCATTGTATGAGGCGCTTCGTATATGGTTCCGTTGATACTGCATCGACCTTTGGAGATTACTATTAAGAATGAAGTCTTATGTTTAGCGCCAATTATCGCAACGTCTGCCGGTATGATTATTTCTCTTGCATAAATTCCTTCGCAGAAAGTATGGTTCGTTTCAATATCTACCTGCGGTAAGTGACTCATTGCCTCCTGTAATTCTTGAATCATGACGACTCGACCTCATGCTCTATACTTAAAATGGTCATCTTGGTTGGTTCGGGTAAAGTAATTAGAGGCATTTCTTCTCTCTGCCATCCAGT